GATGAAGTTTTTACGTTTGATATGACTATACCTTTTCCTATAGAGTTCGATCAGGATGTCAAAGTCTTCAAGTAACTGGTCTTCTAAGTAACTGATATCGTCTGGTTTTATGAGCGTGAAGTTATAGTGAATGAGGTGAACATTCTCATAATGTTTAGAATACCCAAGCTCCTTTAAGAAGATCATAATATGGTTCTTGGTTATTTTCTGGAACCTGACACTACGAGGTTCATCCGCGTCTCCACAGAGTAGATCATGTCGGTAGAACTGCTCTTCCAGGTCGCGGTATACTTTAGGTAGTATCGTACAGTTTTGCTTACCTTGGTACTGCTTAATACAATCACGGAAGTGTATTTTAGGATCATATGTATATTTGCTGGAAATATTGACCCGATCAATATCGGTATATGACGAGCTATGCTTCATGACCGTCTGTCTAGCATAACACTTGGTACAGACGTATGTATTCCCGTCTATTATATCAAATTCTTTGTGGTTCGAACAGTTCGGGCATGTGATACGGTCCTGATCGGACTGTTCGAACTCTATGTCTACGTACTTTGACGCCTTGTTCAAAAAATCCTTGACGAGACGTTTCTTAGGTTTACTATCCTTGACAGCCTTGCCCAAAAAACTTGTCTTTACTGGTGTTTCAAGGATTTTACGGTATTCTTCTATATAACAGGATGTTTCCCCAATATAAAAGTATAGGTTCTCTTCTTTCTCCAAAGTTATGATATACTGGGCCAATTCTTCACGAGCCTTGGTAAAGCTTGCTCTGACACGTGAAGTTAGTCTCTTATTAGCCAAGGTCTCATCCAGCTCTGCAAGTTTTTGTACATGTATGGGAAGTTTTTCGAACTCTTCTGCAAAATTCTTCCGTATACTGGCATCTATGGCCAAAATATCTATCTCAGGCATGGCCTTTTACGGGGTATGGAACCTGTTTAAGCTCAGAAGTGTATAGGATTTATATGAGGAGTTGTCATATAGATCTATCGTACGGTTATTCCTAGCGATTTTAGCTCGTCAGTATCGAGAAATGATCTGATGCGGTCTGGGTGACATGCTTTCTCGATCAGTTCCTGGTATAGATCACATTGTTTATACATCATGATTGCGCACATGTTTTTACGGTATTTCTCATAGTTTGCGTTGACGATGTCCATCCCTATCTGGTACATACATCTCCGTGGAGCAAAAACAACAGATGTACATCCATGACAACGTATCTTAACTTTTTCCGAATGTACGGGTATATCGAACAACTCGATACATCCATGGCAGTCAAGTTTTCTCAAATTTGGCATCTCATGTATAAAGTCTAGATGTTCACAGGTAGAACAATCGAGATCTACCAGGTTAACCAGTTCGTCCGGTATATATGATAAATTATCACATCCACCACAGTAGAGTGTCTTGAGGTTTACAAATTCCCTTGGTATATGTGATACACTAGTACAGACACATTGGAGATGCTCTAGATTTACCAGTTCTTCCGGTATATAAGTTATCTCCCATGAGAAATTACACACAAGTTTCTTTAGCTTGACCAGTTCTTCCGGTATCCGTTCTAACTTAGGGCACTCGGAGCATATAAGAGTTTCTAGGTTAACTAGTTCTTCTGGTATATGTTTAAGGTTTTCACATGAATAACATCTGAGGATTTTCAGGTTTATCAGCTCCTTGGGTATATGAACTAGGTCAGTACAATCGAGGCAAACTAGTTCTGACAGTTTTACCAACTTTTTAAGAACCGGGGTTAGATAGTTACTACTAAAGTATAGACTTCTCAGTTCTTTTGGTATACGTGTCAGGTTATCACATTTATAGCAACGAAGCACCATCAGGTTCGTAAGTTTTCCTGATATATGGGTTAGGTTGGTACAGTTATTACAGTAAAGTCTCTTCAAATTTCCCAGTTCTTTTGGTATACGTGTCACAGTAGTGCAATCACTGCAGTCAAGCTCAGTTATATTACGTAGTTTCCATAAACTATCACTGTTATCACAGATTAAACACATTGTTATACATGGTTGACGATATGTCTGGAATATTCAGTTTGAAATATGTGGAATTTATATAGGTTAGTGCCATATAAATTACTCAGCAGAAGCCAGATATTCTATCGCGAGCAGAATTTTGTCTTCAGTTGACATTTTTTGCCTCCCGAACGTCTTTATTGGAAGTGTTGGATGATGTTGAACCTTGATCGTTACCACTTCAAGACGGGATACCGACATGTGGACATGCATAGGCAAATGTTTCATACCCAGGTTACCGAGAGCTTCGTTTAGAATGTCTGCATTTTCAGGCTTCATATTTTTACCTTTACAATTTATACTGGTCTTTTCCCTAGCTTCAGGTGTACGGACAAGTCCGATATGACTCTCACTATTATGCTTGTTATGAATTGCTGTTTTCTTCTTTCCTTTTAAAGCCTGTGATATCTTCTGTTTAGTTTCTGGACGATGTGTTTTACCCGTTCGAGACATAGACATAAGTCTACGTGTTGCTTCAGATGCTCTACGACCATTTCCACCTCCGGTAGTAAGGTTATACCCATCCGGGGCCAATGTATCATATTCAGCTATGAAATGTTGCTCATAGTAATCCAGTTCAACTAGATCACCTACAAAAATGTCCATAATTTCGAACAACTTAGGTCCATACAAGTTTATCGCATTCTCGAGGTATGGACAACAGAGTTTTCCAGATCTGGCGTCACTCAGATGTTCTATCCATCTTTTATTTGAACCACGGCGTCTGCCATCCAATTCGTAGGATAGAGCTTGACCGATGTATCGCTTTCCGTTCTTTGTATTAGTCACACAGTAAATAACTCCTTCATCGCCTGTAAAGTCATTCTTGTCTGGCACCGGGGCTTCCGGAACTTCTAGATATTTCGGCATATCTGCATAAAATTTTGGGACACCAGAAATATTCATTTTTATTTGTCGAGCAAAAACATACTACACAAGATTGTAAATTGTAAAAAAAATCTTGGATATGATAAACAATGGCTTCCATATGTACATCCAACGTAACATCGGGATTCATAGATCTCGCCACATTCGATGAGATAGAGAAGTATCTCTACGGTGGTCCCGATGCAACTGCTTACTTTGTCCGCGAAACACGTAAGGCGACTTGGTTTACTCAAGTTCCAGTGGTGCTTTCCCGATCGTCTGGTTCCCCAGCTTTTAATCAGGAATGGTCTGTATCCATTTCCCGTGCTGGAGATTATATGCTTCAAACATGGTTGCGTCTGACAACTCCTTCAGTTCAGTTGACAACTGGTAACCAAGCTGGAGCAAACGGACGTCTGCGATGGACTCGTAACTTTATGCATAACATCATTCGTGAGTGCTGCGTGACATTTAACGACCTGGTAGCGGCTCGTTTCGACAACTACCATTTGGACTTTTGGGCTGCCTTCACTGTGCCCGCAGGAAAGCGTAACGGATACAACAACATGATTGGAAATGTGGATGATATGACTCAACCGCATTCCTCAGCTGAACCAATTCCGTCGTTCACGCTTAACTTGCCTCTGCCGTTCTTCTACAGCAGGGATAGTGGAGTGTCTCTGCCTACTGCAGCTCTTCCATACAATGAAATGCGTATCCAGTTTGCTTTCCGTGACTGGAGTCAGCTGCTCATTATGGAGGATTCTGCTGCTGCGGCAGAACAGCGTCTGAATATCATCCCCTCTACCGATCTGGTCGGAGGAGCTCCAACTCTCGGAACTACCCAAGTCTGGGCCAACTATGCGATCGTTTCTAACGATGAACGTAAAAGGATGGCATGTGCACCGCGTGATATCCTGATCGAGCAAGTTCAGACAGCTCCTCGTCAGTCGTTCACACCGGCAACGAATATTCAGCAATCGTTCGACATTCGGTTCTCGCATGCGATCAAGGTATTGTTCTTCGCCGTCCGTAACAGCACCTGGTCGTCAGAGTGGTCTAACTACGTTACATCGTCTCCAGTTACCACTGGTGGACCCACAAACGTGACCAACTTTTCTCCTCCGGGAACTGCTGACCCGATTCTGCAGACATCGTTGGTGTATGAAAATACCCCTCGTTTGTCTCAGATGGGTTCGGACTACTTCTCATTGGTTAACCCGTACTACAATGCACCGGTTATTCCTCTGGAAACTGGTTACCATGAGTATTCGTACTCATTGGACTTTATTTGCCTAGACCCAATGGGATCAACTGACTACGGTAAGTTGACCAACGTCTCCATTCGCCCAGAAGCTTCTCAGCAAGCTATCAATGGTGCCAATGGAACTGGAGCAGTTGGTTCTGGTGCAAACTTCCCACAGTCATATGAATTCATTATTACATGTGTAAATAATAACATCATTAAATTTTCCACCCGAAAATATGGTGATGAAAAGGTGGCTGCCTCCCTAGAGGAGGAAAAACAGTTCAACCACCTAGTCCAAACTGGTTCTAATTGAACCGGTTGGGCGAGATACCTCGTTGCGGGGACCTCCTTAAGTTCTAACTACCACCTCTCGAAAGAAATTTCTTGAGGGAACACGGTTAACGGCCGTACCCAATGGTAATAAGGTTAGAAATTGGAAAATCCGCAGGCTTACTCCCTAAATCCGCTATGATAGGATATGGGAGGGTCTCACAGACTGAACGGGTATCGGTCGACAATGATAGTCTAGTCAACTAGAGTCGGCTTAAGGTACAGTCGGGCCTATAGTGAAAGCTATAGGGTAACACCGCAGGGTGTCGGGTGGAGCGTTAGGGTCAAAATTTGCAGGGGGCCCTAAACAGGTGGCTGCTAAAATGGTTGTATGTTTGACCATTTTAGGTAAACAGTGTAAAACATACCCGATAATCGCTATAGCGTGTACGTTAGCAATTATCAGATATAACCACCTAGTCAATTGTGTATGTGCACAGTTGGCAAGACAACTTAATTGCGGGAACTTCCTTAGAGCTTTTGCTACCACTCAACTGTGAGAAATT